CGACACGCGCTGGCAGTTGGTAACGGATGGGGCGATTGTCCTGGGAACCACGGCGTTGACATTTCAAAACATCACCCAGGGTTTTGCGCCCATCAACTCGCCTGCGCTGATCAACCCTACGGCCAATACGCCTGCGCTGTTCGACAACACTAAGTCGGTCGCGACGACTGAATACGTCATGCGCTCCATGGGCAACTATCGTGGCTTCACCAGCTTGACGAAGGCGACCACTTTGACAGCAGATGCGGTTGGCACGTTGGTTTCTACCATTGGGTCGTTTACCCTCACTTTACCAGCGGCCAGCAGCTTGCCTGCTGGCGGTTCGATTCACTTTCGCAACATTGGCGGCGGCATTGTGACCGTCGTCTGTGTGGGCACTGATCTGATCAACGCCGGCAACTTCAACCAACCCAACAACATCGTCCTCCAGCCAGGTTCAACCCTCCAACTGACCAGCAATGGGGCCGCTGCTTGGTGGGCTGCAGGATCAGCGCAACTCCAGTACTCCAAGGTTTTCGGAGATACTCCTGCACAATTTGACAACAGCAAACTGTTGGCAACCGCCGAGTTCGTGCAACGCGAAAAAGGCGGCTATGCAAATAGCACAGGGATAGCGGGTGGCAACGTGACCTTGACAGCGGCGCACGTCGGAACACGTATTGAGATGTCTGCAAATGGAACCCTGACATTGCCCAAGGCAAATACGGTGTCCAAGGGGTCAGCAATTTTGATTACGACCTCCAGCGCGGTCGATGCGGCCAGATTGGCATTGGCAGCAGGTGACACCCTGGCTATCAACAATGTCTCTGTTTCCACGCCGTACACCATGTCTATCGGGTCGGACATATTGCTGGTATCGGACGGTAGCATGTGGCGGGCCCATGCGAGCCTTGAGTGCTTACGGTCGTCGCCATTGTTTGCTGCCATTTTTGGCGCTAACGGCCACCAAGTTCTGCCCAGTGGCTGGATATTTAAAATAGGGCATGCATCAACGGACCCTGCCACAGGGACAGTACCCGTAACGTTTCCCGTCGCATTTCCTAATGCCTGTATGTTCGTAGGGGCTATGTATGGCGGGGCCAGTTCGGCGGTGAATCCGAACCTGTGCCAATGCGGACAACCGACTCGTACAGGTTTCACGGGCTACATCACAAGTTTTAATAGCAACAGTTCAGCCATAACCTCCGGTGGCTACGGCTGGCTGGCCATTGGCTATTGAGGGGTTATCTATGTTCGCTAAATGGATTGAGGAAGACGGCCGATTTGCCTTCGAGGAGAAGGATAACGGGGGCATCGAAATATCGGATGAGGAACACGCCGCGCTCTTTGAGCCACGCCAGGTGCTCAAGATCATTGGAAGGGGCGCCGATGGCCGCCCTGAGCTGCAAGACCCGCCATCACCGAGCGCCGAGGAGCTATCGGGTATTGAGCGAGCTTGGCGGGATAATCAGCTATCGATTACTGACGGAGTTGTGACGCGCCATCGCGACGAGCTGGAGGAGGGGGGCGTAACTACATTGACTGCAGAGCAATACGTGGAACTTCAAATCTACCGACGGGCCTTGCGCAATTGGCCAGAGGCCGGCGATTTTCCATTGGCCGAACATCGGCCTCCAATTCCCGATTGGCTACCTTATCAAACCCAATAAACGCCCTGCGCTGACGGGGCGTTTTCTTTTCCGCTTTACCACAAACAAGGCCTCGCACTGCGGGGCTTTTTCGTATCTGGAGAATCTATGAGCTTCTTTCATGGCGTGACGGTCACGAACGTGGACACCGGTGCTCGCGTTATTGCGTTGCCATCGTCCTCGATCATTGGGCTGGTGGACACCTTCGTGCCGGCACCGGCCTACAGCGCACAGCCGAATGACCTGGTGATGATCACCAATGAGCGCGAAGCGGTGGCCGCCTTCGGGCCCGACTCGGCAATGACCAAAGCCTGCAAAGCCATCTACACCCGTGCCAAGGCGGTGATTGTTGCCTGTGGTGTGCCCCAGCTGGCCGATCCGGCTGAACAGACCTCGGCAATCATCGGTGGCGTGCAGGTCAACGGTAAGCGCACCGGCCTGCAAGCGCTGCTGGACGGCAAGAGTCGGTTCAACGCCCAGCCGCGGCTGTTGGTGACTCCCAAGCACAGCGCGACACTGGCTGTCGGTACCGCGCTGGTCGCGCTGGCCGACAAGCTGCGAGGGCTCGCCATCCTCGACGGCCCGAACACGACTGATGAGGCGGTGATTGCTTACGCCGAGAACTTCGGCGCTAAGCGGGCGTACCTGGTTGATCCGGGTGTGCAGTATTGGGACACCACGGCGGATGCAACGGTCGACGCGCCGGGCTCTGCCTGGGTAGCGGGGTTGTTTGCCTGGACCGACAGCGAATACGGCTTCTGGGCGTCGCCTTCGAACAAGGAGTTTGTCGGCATCACCGGTACCTCGCGCCCGATTGAGTTTCTGGACGGCGACGAAACCTGCCGGGCCAACCTGCTCAACAATGCCAACATCACCACGATCATCCGCGATGACGGTTTCCGCTTGTGGGGTAACCGCACGTTGTCGAGCGATCCGAAGTGGGCGTTCGTCACTCGCGTACGAACGATGGACATCGTTATGGACGCGATCCTCTACGGCCACAAATGGGCGGTCGACCGCTCGATCACCGCGACTTACATCAAGGACGTGACCGAAGGTCTGCAAGCGTTCATGCGCGACCTGAAGGCTCAAGGCGCAATCATCAACTTCGAGGTATTTGCTGACCCGGAGCTGAACTCGGCAAGCCAACTGGCGCAGGGCAAGGTGTATTGGAACATCCGCTTTACCGACGTTCCGCCGGCAGAAAACCCCAACTTCCGCGTAGAGGTCACCGATCAATGGTTGACCGAAGTCCTCGATACCGCCGCATAAGGAGCGACTGTAATGGCAATGATTCCCGAAACCCTGGCGAACCTGAATTTGTTCGTCGACGGCGTCAGCTTTCAGGGCGACGTGCCGAGCCTGACGCTGCCCAAGCTCACGCTCAAGATGGAGGAGCATCGCGGCGGCGGCATGGACGCCCCGGTCGAACTGGATATGGGTATGGAAAAACAGGAGGCGAACTTCACCACTACGGGTGTGCGTCGTGAGTCGTTGAAGTTCTTCGGCTTGTCCGACGGCACAGCGTTCAACGGTACATTCCGGGGAGCCTACAAAGGGCTCAAAGGCAAAGTTACGCCGGTCATCGTCACCCTGCGCGGCACCTTGAAAGAGGTCGATATGGGGGACTGGAAAGCGGGCGACAAGGCCGAAATCAAGCATGCCGTCGGGCTGACCTACTACAAGCTCGAAGTGGACGGCCGAACCGTCTACGAGATCGACCCCATCGGCATGCGCCGCGTCATCAATGGCGTTGATCAACTGGCCGCCCAGCGTTCTGCATTGGGCCTCTAACGCTTTTTGATACCCGCCTGGCGAATCGCCCGGGCGGCGTTTCCTCTTTTTAAGGACACACCTCTATGAGCAATACCGCAATTCCAAGCTGGATGACCCTGGCCGCTGACCGCGTCACCGTGAAACTGACTGTGCCATCTGAAGCCAACGGCGTGCGTGTCGATACGCTGAGCCTCCGAACACCGACCGTGCGTGACCTTCGTATCGCCCGCCAAACAGCGCCCAATGATGAAGAACAGCAAGATTTGAATTTGTTTGCCTCCCTGGCTGAAGTCAGTACCAAGGATCTGGATGGTTTGGCGCTGAAGGACTTCTACCGAATACAGGCCGGCTATTTTCGCCTGGTGCGAGATGATGAACTTCAACCCGAAGGTGCAAAAGCAACTGGCTAAGCGTCTAGCCACCGAGTTGAATTTTTCCGCCGCTGAAATCCTCGCCATGCCATTTTCGGACATGGTCTGGTGGCTCTCAGACTGAAACAAGGGGTAGACGATGGCTAGCAAACTGGCGTTATCGCTGGTGATCGGCGGCGCCGTCAGTTCGACGATGGGGTCGGCTTTTCGAACAGTCGAAGGTCACATCAAAAAACTGGAGGACAAAGGCAACAAGGCTAAGGTGCTCAAGAGCACCATCAGCGAAACCATCCGCCTGCGCGATGAATGGAAGCGGGCGCACGACAGCGGCGCGGCTTCGGCGGATGGGCTGTTGCGCAAACTCAACGGCACCCTTGAGGGCGTTGAGGTGGGCAGGCTGGGGCAGGAGTACCAGCGCCTGGGCCGAGCAGCCAAAGCCGCCGATCTGCAGCTCAAAGGTCACCAGCAGCTCGATGCGGGCAAGAAAGGACTCACGTCGAGCATTGGTCAGGGTGTTGTCGCCACTGGCCTGGCCGCGATACCGACCAAGGTCAGTGCGGATTATCAAGCGATCATCCGCGATATCGCGATCAAGGCGGACGTGGTCAATAAGCCGCAAGAAACACAGCTTAGTCAGACAGTAATCCAGACCTCTCGCGATACGGGCATGGCCCGTAACGACGTGGCGGACCTGGTGAACCAACTGGTCGGTGCCGGTATGGACCTCAAGCAGGCGATGGCCTACGCACCGACGGCGGCGAAGTTTGCCATCGGCCAGGGCGCCTCCGGTGTCGACACGGCCAGTATGATCATGGCGCTGCAGCAGAACGCCAAGATCACCGACCCCAAGGTGATGCAGCAGGCCCTGGAAGCCATCGCTTATCAAGGGCAGGCGGGAAGCTTTGAGGCCAGCGACATGGCCCGCTGGTTTCCTCAACTGCTGGCGAGCATGGAGAAGAACGGCAGCACCGGCATGGAGGCGGTCAGCTCCTTGGGTGCGATGCTTCAAGTCCAGATGAAAACCGCTGGCGGCTCGGACGAAGCGGCGAACAACCTCAAGAACTGGATGGAGAAAATCGGTTCGGGCGATGTGGTCAAGGCGTACAAGGACGCCGGCATTGATTATCAGGCCTCGCTGAATACCGGTATCCAGAAGGGTATGTCGACCCTGGAATCCAGCTTCGCTCTGGCGATGAAATACATTCAGGCGACCGACCCGGCAAAAGCCGCGAAGATGGCCGAAGCCCAGGCCAAGATCAGCAAGGAAACAGATCCGGAGAAGGCCAAGGCGGCTCTCGATGCTCTGGAGAAATCCCTGCGTACCGGTGACCTGTTCGCTGACATGCAGGTCAAGGCGGCGCTTACGGCCTACTCGCAAAACAAGTCGCTGTACGAGCAGTTGAAAAAGGATTCGCAGTCTTCTGGCGGGATCCTCGACAAGAACCTGGCCGAGCGGCGCGAAACGTCGAAACAGATGTGGGACGAGCTCGGTCAGGCGGTGAGTGATGGGATGCGCAGTGTGGGGGACGCCATCCGGCCGGCGACCGACGCGGTCGCCCAGGGACTGACCTCAATTGTGCGTGGGCTGACCAAGCTTTCGGATGGCTCGCAACCGGTGGTGCTTGGCATTGCGGGCATCACCGCCGGCCTGTTGGCCCTCAAGACGGCTGCCAGTGCGGTGAAGATTGGCAGGGGGCTGTACAACATATCGCGCGGCCGGGTAATGGAACGAGGCGTGGGTGCGCTCGGTGATGCCGCTGCCAAGGCTCCGAAAACCGGTATCAAAACGGTGGACAAGGGGCTGGGTGTGCTCGGCAAACTCATGGGAGGCAGTCCGGAAGCTGGCACAGGCGCTGGCAGCGAGCCGCAGCGGGTCTTTGTCGTCAATGCGGATGCTATCGGCAGGGCCAGTTCCAGCGGCTCCGGCACGGACCCTGGAGGCGCTGCACGTAGGCGTCAACGTGGGCGCCGTGGCCGTCGTTTAGGCGTGGGGGCCATGTCGCGCAGGCGGATAACCGCTCGGGCGCCGAGCGCCCCGGCAGTGGCTGCACCGGCAATGCCCTCCTTACCCAAAGCGTCTGCAGTGTCCGCCTTGCCCAAGGCCGCAGCGGTGGCCGCACTCCCAATGGCTGCCGTGGCAGAGGCCGTTCCTAGCAGTTCACTTAGTCAGGCGGTGAAGTCGATAAGAGGGGTGACGCGTCTCTCCAAACGTATCCCAGGTGGTTCGGTGCTCGATGCGGGAGTCGGGGTCTTGGACACCGCACTCAATGCCACGACGCAGGATGAAAAAGCAGAAGGGTACGGCAGCGCGGCCGGCGGTCTTGCGGGCGCACTCGCTGGAGGTGCTGCAGGTGCCGCTATTGGTTCGGTGGTGCCGATCATCGGTACCGCAATCGGGGGAGCCATTGGTGCCGCTTTGGGCGGTCTGGGTGGCGAGAGTATCGGTGGATTCTTGGGTAAGTCCTGGTTTGGCAGTGATGAGAAGGCTGAGGCCGCAAAGGCCGACAAGCCTGCGGCATCTACTGAAGCGCCGACCAAGCTGCCCGAAGTCGCGAAGGTGGTAGAGCCGACGCCGCCGGTGCCTCCAAAAGTTGAGCAGGCTTTCAGCTTTGCTCCGCAAGTCTCCATCACCGTGCAAGGCGATGTAAAAGACCCGGCGCAGTTGGCCCGGGACCTGGAGCCGCATTTGCGTCAGTTAATGGAGTCCTTCTCCCGAGACGTGGCCGCCCGGCAAGCGTCGAGTCAGTTGTTCGATTCCCCTCACGTTTAAGGAGGTGCCATGGCCTACATGGAGCAATTGCAATCGGTGTTCAAATCACTGCTTGCAGCGGGGGAGGCTGGCCGTACCAGTCTCGATGGCATGCTGGGCCCGCTCAATGGTGCAATCAGCGACATGACCGGCGCCGTCTCGGAGCTTGAGGGGGTGCCCTTCATTGGGCCTGCCATCGGCGCCAAGGTGCAACGGACCATGCGGGCAATCAACGCGGCGCAGTCTACCGTGGGCCAGGTGGCGGCGAAGTACAACCAAGCCGTCACCGCAGCCGGCCAAGTCCAAGAGCGGCTGGGTTCGCTCAAAGAACAGGCAGGCAAGGCGGGTGCGGCGATTAATCGCATCGCCGGCCAGGTGAGCCCATCACTGAGCAACATCATGCCCACGGGTTCATTTGCGCCCCAGTTGACACCGGCGGCTGAGGCAGTCAAGCCATTCCCGCACCTGCTGATCATGCAGCCTCTTGAGCCGAACGCACAGCCGTACTACTTCAACCTGGATACGGCGGCTTTCGAGGAGCTACGTCGGCAGACGTCGTTTCGCTGGGCAGGCCAGGAACGTCTGACACGCAGCATCGCCCAGCAGGCGGTCGGCCAAGGAGAGGACAAGATCAGCCTCAAGGGTGTGATTTTCCCGGGTTTCAAAGGTGGGCTCAAACAGCTGGACAAATTGCGCACCATCGGGCGACGTCTGCAGCCGGTGAACCTGACCACCGGCTACGGCGAAGTGCTCGGCACCTGGTGCCTGCTCAACATCGAGGAAGAACAAAGCAACCTGCTCGCGGGTGGCATTCCGCGTAAGCAATCCTTTTCACTGGAGTTTGTGAGCTATGGCGACGACCTGCAGAACGTCTGACGGGGATCTGTTGGACACCGTCTGTCATCACTACTACGGCCATCTGAATGGCACTGTGGAGGCCGTGCTTGCTGCCAATCAAAGGCTGGCCGATGAGCTTCAACCATTTCGCGCCGGTGTAATCATCCTGCTGCCGGATCTGCCAGCACAGACGCTGGAGGATATCCAGCTGTGGGATTAACCAGCATCGTCGCCCCTCACGAACCCCGCTCTGTGCGGGGTTTCTTTTTTCTGGAGTGTCGCCATGAAGCCGACCTTTCGCATTGTGGCGGACGGCAAGGACATCACCGTGTTGATAAATGACCGGTTATTGAGTCTGCGCACCTCGGATAAGCCAGGCATGGATTCGGACGACTTCGAGTTGCGGATTGATGATCGTGATCAAGCGGTTGCGCTGCCCACACGTGGGGCGGGTATCGAGGTTTATCTGGGGTATACCGGCCAGGCCCTGACGCGCTTGGGGCGCTACACCGTCGATGAGGTCGAGTTGTCGGGGCCGCCTGATACGTTGGTGGTCCGGGGTAAAGCCAGTGATATGCGCGGCAGCGGCAAGACCGTGCGCAGCGGGTCCTGGGAAAACGTGCCTTTGCA